TTCCTGTTTCCACTCACGACGAGCATCAGCACGTACGACGCCAGACACACGTTGAATAAGCTGCTCGAACTCCTGCTGCAATTCCTTGACGACTGGCGCCGGCTTGGGCAGCGTGAGGACGGCTTCCACAGCCTCCTCGACAAGCTCCTCGATCTGTTCTTCCAGCTCATCATCGTCTCCGCCATCCCGGTACATCCACCAGAACGGTCCACCTCCGCGGGGAGGTGCTGGCGGTTCCTCGGGCTGAGTGGTTTCGAGTGCGAAGGATGGAACGTCGCCACCTTCGGATGCGATCCAGTCTGCGGTAATACCGTTGACAGCATTGAGCAGCCAGACTGCGTTGTCCTGTCCTTCGGTTGCATTCCATGCGAGCTGATCCGATGCTGTGACAGTCCATGACGGTACGTCCTGACCCTCGGTTGCTGCCCATGTGATGAGAGTAGGGGGAGTAGCGGCAAGCGTCCAGACCGGCACGTCCTGCGATTCTGTGCTGTTCCAGGCTGCATCAGCCTCGGCGTTGATGATCCATTGAGCGTTGTCGCCGGTCTCCGGCACGTCGATAGTGACGGTGACGAAGCTGATCGGTATGTCAACGGTCCAGACCGGGATGTCCTGAGCTTCAGTAACATTCCACGCAGCACCAACGGACAGATTGACTGCCCATGCGGGAGAGTCCTGCCCTTCGGTGACGTTCCACGTAACAGGGACAGACGCGGCCAGCAGCCATGCAGGGTTATCCTGAGCCTCGGTTGCATTCCAGGCGACGCCATCGCTGAGGTTGATTGTCCACGCAGGGACATCCGCACCCTCTGTGCTGTTCCATGTGACGTTGTCTGTGCTGGTAAGCGTCCAGGCCGGTAGATCGGCGCCTTCGGTTGACGACCAGTTGGCAGTGACACCGGTGCCGGCACTGACATCAACCGTCCATGCGGGTGTGTCTTGAGCCTCAGTGACGTTCCATACGACCTGATCGACGACACTGACTGTGAAGGCAGGGCTGTCCTGCCCTTCAGTACTAATCCAGGTAGCGCCGAGCGATAGACTGACTGTCCAGGCTGGAACGTCCTGGCCTTCGGTTGCGTTCCAGGTGACGTTATCGCGTACTGATACCGTCCATGCTGGAGTGTCCTGGCCTTCAGTTGCTGACCAGGTAACGTTGTCACTGACTGATACGGTCCACGCAGGGCTGTCTGCACCTTCAGTTGCGGACCATGTGACATTGTCTCGAACGCTGAGCGTGAAGGCTGGAGTATCCGCGCCTTCGGTGACGACCCATTGAACTGCGAACGGTGCGGTGAGGACGAATGCAACATTATCTCCGCCCTCCGTCGCGTTCCATGTGATGGTCGTCGACGCCGTGCCAGATGGCGGTTGCTCGAATATCCCGACCGAACCTGCCCCAACTGGTCCGTATCCTAGAATTGTGCCTGAGCGTGCCATTCATCATCACTCGCTCGAAGACTCAACGTAAATACTGACCAAATCTATATTTGGCGTCGCACCAGTGCTGACCGTGTTCGTGGTCCGGTAGATGGCTGGCGTCATGTACGTTCCGTACTGCGGCACGACAGACGATGCACCACTGAATCCGAACGTCGTCACGAAGTTCGTGTTCATGTTCCTGACTTGCACATTCATCACGCCAGTCGTTGCACCTGGCGCATAGATGGTCATCTCAATTCCCATATTGTTTGTGGCATTTGGGAAGTTGGTGCTGAGATCAAATGTCTGTGTGCTGCTGCCCGATACGTTCAGGCGCAAGCTGCTGGTGGCGAATGTGCTGTCGCAGTACACGACTGCGCAGTTCTTGAGTGTCGCTGCAGTAGTTACTGTTGGCGTGGTGCTGAAGTTGACCATGCCAGCATAGAAGATGGTCGAAGTCTGCGATGCGGGTGCAGCATCCACGATGCCGAATCGCATCACCGCGAAGAATCCTCCCTGCCCCGTGTTGCCAGTTGTCCAGCTCAGCGTCGGATTGATGACTGACACCGACGTCGATACGGCGGCATTGCTGGTCAGTCCTATCCTTCTGAACCGAGTGAATGCATTCGTAGTCGCAGGGAATCGCGCGGTCCCCGTTCCAGTCGATGCCAATGCCAGTCCGACCTGACCGGCCAGCGTCGTACCTCCAACGATAGGCTGATAAAACGATATTGCTGCGTACGCTAGAGAGTTCTGGATGACATCCACGCCACCATAGTCATTCTTCTGTACGAACATGCCACGGCCAGCGAACTTTGATCCATAAATGGCGGTGCTGCCTTGCCCTGGCGTTCCAGGATTGGCGTACGTGCTTGACGGAAATATGATGTCCGCGTCTGCGCTGAAATACGGCGTCCTCGATGCAATCTGGGCAATCGCAACGTAGGTCGTACCCGCTGGGAAGTTAACCGCCGCGCCTGAGCTTGAGCTGTCATAGACATTCGTGCGCGTGACTGTGCTATTTCCGTACGTGCCGATGCCTGATTCCCAGTCACCGCTTGGGATGCCATTAGCATCCACCTGCCAGACCGAGTACGGGAAGGTATCGTTGCTGCTGCACACTGACGAGAACTTGCGGAAGCCCGCAATACCCGTCGTTCCGAGCAAGGTCAGGACACCCGTACCAGCAGTGGTACAGATCTCCATCACCCTGTCACGGAAGATTTCAGCCATTTACGGGTTGCCTTCGGTGATCTGCGCTTGCGTGATCGTGACCGTCACACCTGAGGTGATGACATTCGTGTTCAGGATGAAGTCAGCCGCTGCGGTGCTCACGCTGTAGTCAGCGATGAACGTGCCAGAGCTGGTCTGATGCCTCGCCCATGTCGCGGTCGAACTGAACACGGCCGTCGTGGTGAACACGGCAGGCGAGGTGCTGTTCGGTCGCAGGATGCCGGACGACGCCGGCGGAGCGAACGTGGTCGACATCAGGAACGATGCCAGCACCACGGTCGATGTTCCGCCCGTGGCTGGCCGTGTCCCGGCGTAGATGGTGAGCAATGAATTGGAGCCGGACGTGTTCGTGATCCGGTCCATCCGTTCGTTGCGTAGCAGTGTTGCGTACCCTGGCATGATGTGCTCCTAGTTTGACGCCTTGACGACAGTCGGCGGTCCAATATCTTCGGCGGTGTAACTGCCGTCCTTGCCCTTGGTGATCTTCTTCTTGCCGGATGGCATGTGAATATTGATCACGGGAGGCGCCACGGGCTTTGCAGCCTCCTTTTCCTTCTCTTTCTTGGCCTCGTCCTTCGACTTCTGGTCGCGCTCGATGGCCTTCATGTCCATTTCCAGCAGCTTGATATGCTGATCCGCGGCGATCTTCTCCAGCTTGGCCTGGAAGTCCAAGAGCGTCTTCATGATGGCGTGGTAGCCCTTGCTGCCGTCGTCGGCCTTGCCATCAATGGCGGCGAGCTTGGTCATGACATCGGCCTGAATCTTGGCCATTTTGGCTTCGAAGTCTTTGCCAATGGCCTCGCGCTCGTTCAGGACAGCCGCTTTCTCGATCTCGCGGTCCTTCTCCTTGTCACCCAGCAATGCGACAGCCTGATCGTGTTCCTGCTTGAGCTGCTGCATCTGCTGCATGAGGCTGGATACCAGTGCCTTGGCCTCGGGAGGCAACTGTTCGATCTTCTTGTCCAGCAGGTGAGGCGGAAGCATGGAGGCCAAGCGTGACGAGATCTCATCTGCACCAGGCCAATCCATGTTTTTGGCGATCAGATCCCCGATCAGCGGGCCAGACTGCGGCACGAAGCGCATGAACTGGAGCATGGAATCGGCTGCCTCGGCTCGTTTCGTGGCAAAGGATGGGCCTACAGTGACAGTCACGTCATAGTCGCCCAGCTTCGGGTTGTAGATGTGCTGCACGCGCCCATCCATGCCCATGCCCTTGGAGTGCGCCTGTCCCTGCTGCGGGTCGACCTTGACGCGCTCTTCGCTGTCATCCTCGCGCAGGATGGTCAATACCCTGGGCGTGTCGTATATCTTGGGGATCAGGTCAATCAGTATCTTGCCCGTGTACTTGAGCGATCTCGACAGGTTGTCAACGTAGTGGAAGTTGCCCAAGTCCCCGATCTGTTTGAGTTCGCGCAGCGCCTTGCCTGATTCATCATATGTCCTTTCCTGATGCGTCGCGTCAAATCGAATACCGGTGACAGCCTGCATATCCTGTGCCGCGCTGATCTTGGCTTGGACCACACCGGTCGGCGGGCCTGCGAACTGTTGACGCTGGGGAGGCGGGGCAGGCTTGCCGGCAAGGTTAACTCCTTTGTAGAGTAGGTACGGCAGTGACTTGTTGTTGGCTTCCTTCCAGCGCTGCTCGTGGCCTTCGATCTGGCCTTCTTCCATCAGCCACGGGGCTTTCGGGGCCAGTGCGATCAGTTCAGTCTCTGATGTGCACCAGAAGTTGTACATGCGCTGCGGGTCTTTGGATGGCCTGACGATGCCCATGAGCTTGGTCTTGCCCTCGACATCCAGCATCTCGCCCACGCACTTGATGACGGGAATATATTTGCCAGCCCACTCGTTCTCTTCGAGGATTTCCTTGCTGGTTATTTTGTACCACTTGATTTTCTTAGTAGGGACTTCACGCGACTCCACCACCTTATCTGGATTGTTGCTAATTTCAGTCTCAATGCTCTCAGAAAGCTCATCACGCCACCCTATGTGTCCGTTATCCAGCTTGACCAGCTCGCGCATCTCGGTTTCGGTACAGTAATACTCAGCCACGCGGACATGACTGCTCGTGCTCCAGGTCTTGTACTCATCGCCAGGGCCACCTTCTTCCCACGGCCATGAGTCAGCATGTGGAAACTCATCCTCGAACTCTTCGCGCACCATCTGCGTAGTGATGAAGCACCACGTGGCGTCGCTCCCGTCCGGCATCTTGCTGTCAGGGTCCATGTAGACCGTGAATGGGTTCTCAATGGCCTTGACCTTGATGATCTGGTCGAACGTGTCCTCGTCTTCGTACTCGGTCAGGACGCGCCAGTAGCCCCAGCCCATCGTGACAGCAGACTCAAAGCCAACGTCGTAGGCAATATCCGCATTGCTGGTGCGCTCGATCTGGCGGATGAGACCCTTGAGCATCTTGGCTGTGTCAGGGTCGGACTTGTCACCCACTGGCGAGACCTTGATGCTGGGCCGGTTCTGGCGCTGATCGTTGACGATCTGATGCACGAATGTCCCGATCTTGTTGATGGTCAGACAGGGCCGCTTCTCGATGGTCCTCTGCGCCTTGATCTGCTCTGGCCACTGGTCGCCGGCGCGGAACTTGAGGTCGTCAATCGCTTCCATCCTGTTCTTTGCTTCGGCACTTTCCACCTTTGCGAATCGTTTGACAGCTTTGTGGATGAACTCAGAATCATCTCTCTTCTTAGCCTTGCTTCCCTTTTGTTCATCCGTCGGTTCCCGAGCGGTTGATCCTGTGTACTCAGCCAATTTCCACCTCATGAGGAGGTACGCGCTCGGACATGCAGCCCAGCACGTAGTCCCTGAATGCTTCCCGGTTGCTGCGCAGTTGTGACGCGGGAGACGCACCATTGATCCGAGATGAGTACGAGCCTTCCGGCGTCGTTGCCATCAACGTGATCACGGGCTGATCCTCCCAGACGTCGTATTCCTCGTACTCGGTGAATCGCACATGGAAGGTCTCGATCATCCCATCCATAGCGCGGATTCCTCGGACTTGCTGTAGCTCACGATGCGGACTTGATCGGCCTGGGGCTTGCGCGATACCTTGCCGATAGCCTCGCCCAGCGTGCGCAGTGCATCAGCCGCATGGCTGTTGTCATCGTGCAATGGCTCCTTGGACCACTGGCCTTGCTCGTCGATGTCATACCGGTAGTGGCGCAGAGCCTGCAGGCCATCCTTGCATCGCCCCTCATCGAACCAGAACCGATTGAACAGCGTGCGCGTAGCGTTGATGCCAAGCTGCTTGTTCGGTATGCGCTGAACCGTGATGACCTTGCGGCCCATGTCCCGCATCTGCTTGGCAATGGAGTCTGCTGCCAGGCTTGAATGCTCTGCATCGTGCGGCAGGTAGTCCTCGCCGTACACGTAGCCCTTGTTCTGCAGGATGCCCAGATAGTGCGGGAGCTTCTCCAGCCTGTTCTGATAGAAGTCGATCAGGTGATACTCAAAGCCAACCTTCTGCGCGAACCAGATCGAGGTGCAGTCGCTGAATCCCAGATCCCAGAATGTGTGCACGGGCTGGCGCTGATCGTATGGGACACGAGTGATCCGGCCATCGTCGGTAGCCTCGCGCAGCTCCTTGGCGTAGATCGCGCCATCCAGGGTAACGCGGCAATGGCCCTCCCAGATATTCAGGTACGCATCGAAGTCACGAGCTTTGAGCAGCTCCATTTCCTCGCGCAGCACATCAGGAAACCACGGATTGTCCTGCCAGTTGACCTTGCGCACTATCGCTGCAGGCGGTGGATTGACCACGAAACGCTCGTAAGTCTCGTCTGTCTCCAGCTTGGGATTGAAGCTGATCCAAATCTCGCTGCCAGGCTTGCGTATGGTTGGGATCAGGACTTCCCACGAAGCTTTGCTGACCGTATCAGCCTCCTCGACCCAGCACCGGTCCACGCCTTCGTAGGACTTGATCTTGTTCACGTTGTGGCGCAGACCCTCGAAGGTGAACTCAGTCCCGTTCTCGCCACGGATCAGGGCTTGCTGGACCTCGTAGAACTGCTCCAGGCCCATCTCGGTGATCTGGTCAAGCAGCAGCTTGTGGACCGAATCTTTCAGGGATTGCTGGAACTCACGAGCGCACAAGATGCGCAGTGGCTGCTTCCATCCTTCCAAGAGTAGGACGCGCGCAATGTTCCAAGACTTGGCACCACCTCGTCCGCCGTAGCAGACTTTGTATCGAGCTGGCGTGAACAGGAACTCAAGGCTTTTCGGGATTTGGAGATGCATTCACAAACTCCACAACAGCCTTGGCTTGGACTGGATTCTCAGGATCGCCGGTCAGCTCAGTGGACTGTAGGGAAGCCACTGATTTATCAAGTAATATTTTTGCTGCCTGGATGCGTGCCGGATTGACTTCCTGGCCGCCGGTGTCCAAACCAGTCAGAGCGAAGGTCTGGACGAAGTTTATGAGCTGGACTGACTGGATTTTTGCCCTGACTTCCTCCTGATGCCGAGGACGCAATCTTGCTGCCATCGACTCATCCCCGCAGCTTCTGTGAGTTTCGGGGAATGCTGCTGCCCAGCTTGCCGGACCCGCGCTTCATCAGCGCAGCCTGAGGCGTCGGCTTCGAACCGCCACCCATGGCCCCCTTGCCGCTGATCTTCCAGCCGTCCTTGCGCTTGGAGGAGGAATCATTCGGCTCGTCAGGGTCTTGCCCGTTCCCGATGGGCTGGCCGAAATACTGCTGCGTGACCTTTGGCCCGATCTTGGCCATGATCAGCCCTTGTACCCGGTACCGCCGATTTTGTTCCCTGGGCGGATCATCTGGCTCGAAACCGGATTGCTGGACATGATCTTGATTTTGCTCGGAGTCGGACGGGAGCCTGAACCGACTGCCGTACTCTGACCGATGGAGCCGCCGGTCTTGTTGCTGGTGGCCTGGCTGACGGTCATGTTCGAAACGCGATTGCCTTGAGATCCGGCACGAACGCCGGGAGCGGGCTTAGAGGGCATGAGTGCATCCTTTCGACGAAAAAAAAGCACCGGCCCGCGGATGCGGATCGAGTGCTGATCGGGAAAACCTTGCGGGCATATGCGCCTATCGCTGGGTGAGTTATGGCTTTATACCACCTTTTCGGAAGTTGTCAACAGGTTATGCACAGGATGTTCACAGGTCAGTCTTCGCC